AAAAGAATTTAAAAGGGGACGAAAGTCTCCTTTTTCATTTATATACTAAAAAAAATTAATTTTTCTAAACATCTATATATTTATTTAATAAAATAACGCACAAATGGCAGAAAAAAACTTAGTTGAAGAAGCATTAATCCAAATACAAAATTTGGAAGAAGCAATCAATGAAAACGCAAAAGAAATACTTCATTCTACAATGAAAGAAGAAATTAGCGAATTAGTAAAAGAGTCTATGAAAAATGGGGCTGAAGAAGAAGATGAATTTGAAGTTGAAGATGAAATGGTATCTGAAGAAGAATCTGAAGAGGAAGAAGACGAATTAGAATTTGAAGACGAGTCTGAAGAAGACGAATCTGAAGAGGAAGAAGACGAATTTGGAACTGAAGATGACGAAGATTCCGATGAAATGTTTGACATGTCAAATTTATCTGATATAAGTGGTGACGATGAATTCGGTTCTATGGGAATCCAAGATTTATCTGACGAGTCAATGGACACAGTTTTAAAAGCTTTTAAAGAAATGAAACCTACCGACACTTTCGAAATTAAGAAAGATGGTGATTTTATTCATTTGAAAGATGAAGAAGATGAATATCTTATTCAGACTGAATCGGAAGAAGATGAATTTGAAATGGGTGACTTTAATGAAGAAGAAGAAGAAGAAGAAGAAATCGTTTACGAAATCGAAATGGATGATAAAGCTGAAGAAGATGGTGAAACTTACGAGATGTATAGTGAAATGTATTCTGAAGAAGAAGAAGAAGAAGAAAATGAAGAATACATGACAGAATCATCTCAATTAGTTGGATTATCAAAAGGTTTTAAATCAGAAACAAAAGAATCAACTAAAGCTAAAGTTGGAAAAGGTGGTTCAGTTGGGAAACCTAAATTTGATTATAAAAAATCAAAAGGTGGGTTTGACGAAAAGAAAACTTACGTTAATCCTACTAAAGGAACAGGTAAACCTAAGTTTGAATTTAAAGAAGATGACAGTTTTGAAATGCCGTCAAGAACTCCAAAATTATCTAAGGAAGAAGCTAAAGAAGCTTCACGTACTTACGGTATGGGATGGAGAGATGGAGCACTTAAAAAAGGTGCAAGAGCAGGACAAAATCAAGCCCGTCTTTATACTGAATCTATGGTTGAAGAACTTGAAATGTTAAAAGTTAAAAATGAAGAATACAGAAAGGCTCTAAATATGTTTAGAGATAAACTTAACGAAGTTGCTGTATTTAATTCAAATTTAGCATATGCTACAAGATTGTTCACTGAACATTCTACATCAAAGCAAGAAAAAATTAACGTTTTAAGAAGATTTGATTCTGCAGAAACTCTTAAAGAATCTAAAGCTTTATATAGAACAATAAAAGAAGAACTTGGAGGAGAATCCAAAAAGTTCATGACTGAGTCAATCGAAAAAGTAATTGATAAATCTCCACAGTCAGGTTCAGCAGTTAATCTGATTGAATCTAAGACTTACGAGAATCCTCAATTCTTGAGAATGAAAGACATTATGTCAAAAATAATAAAATAAACTTAAAAATAAAAAACCTATAAAATAAATGGGAGCATTATTAGAAAGTGGATTAGTTGGTAACATCGGTCTTAAGCACTTGAAAGTTATCAAAGAAGACACTATAAACAAATGGGACAAATTAGGGTTCCTAGAAGGTCTTAGAGGCCACCTAAAAGAAAATGTTGCACAATTGTATGAAAACCAAGCGTCACATTTGATTAACGAAGCATCATCATCATCAGATTCAGGGTCATTCGAAACTGTGGTATTTCCTATCATCAGACGTGTGTTCTCTAAATTATTGTCTAATGAGATTGTATCTGTACAAGCTATGAACTTACCAATTGGTAAATTGTTCTACTTTATACCTAAGATTCAAGGTTATTCAGGCGGTAGCGCGATTAACGGATTAAATGTTACTTCTGGTGACCACTACCCACCGGTAGGTGGTCCTGGTAACTATCCTGGTGACCCAAATGCAGGTTACACTACTGGTACAGGAACTGCTAACAACCCAACTTACGCAAAAAACCTTTATGATTTATTCTACGAAGGAACTGAGCCAGGTCTTAACCCAGCAGGTTTATTCGATTACTCTAAAGGTCGTTTCATTACTCTTACATCTGCAACTCCAACAGTTGCTTGGTCTGACGGAGCGTTGATTCCATCAGCATACACTACTAACAGTAGTGCTGAATATAGAAAAATTATTGTAGCATTATCAGGTTTTACACAAGCTGGTCTTGGTAAATTAATTGGACCAAACGGTCAAGAACAAGATACTGATGAGTTTTTGTCTAACTTAGTTCTTTATACGGATGTTGCAACAGTTGCAACTAACTTAAACACATCAACATTTACACCACTTTTATTCCGTGTTGTTACTCAAAAATATGGTCAAGGTATTGTAGGGCCAAACTCTACACGTACTCAAGCAGCATTTAACAGTACAACAACAGGTGGCAACGGTGGTTATTTCGATAACGTTTGTAACCAATCTGGTTTCATCTATTTAGAAATTGATACTCAAGTTCCAGCGTGTATCGCATGTGGACAGTCAACTCCTGATGGATATTCTGGAGCTACTTTAATTCCATCAACAACTGCTTGGAGTGGTGCTTCTGCTAATACAAACATCAAGGCTGCTTGGAGACGTTACGAAGAATTAGAATTTGAAGACAAAATTGGTGAAGTTTCTTTTGACCTTGAGTCAGTAACTGTATCTGTTACAGAAAGAAAATTAAGAGCACAATGGTCTCCAGAACTTGCTCAAGACGTTGCGGCATTCCACAACATCGATGCTGAAGCTGAATTAACAGCTTTATTATCTGAACAAGTTGCGGCTGAAATTGACCGTGAAATCTTACGTGACTTACGTAAAGGTGCGGCTTGGACATTACGTTGGGATTACAACGGATGGAAGCGTCTGAACAACCAATCAACTCCTTACACTCAAAAGGACTGGAATCAAACGTTGATTACTGCAATCAACCAAATTTCAGCTCAAATCCACAAGTCTACTTTAAGAGGTGGAGCTAACTGGATTGTTGTATCTTCTGAAATCAGTGCAATCTTTGATGACTTGGAATACTTCCACGTATCAAACGCAGCTCCTGAGCAGGACCAATTCAACATGGGTATCGAGAGAGTTGGTACATTAAGTGGTCGTTATCAAGTATACCGTGACCCATACTTCCCAGCTAACACTGTGTTGATTGGTCATAAAGGTACTTCTTTATTGGACACTGGATATATCTACGCTCCATACGTACCGTTACAATTAACTCCAACAATGTATAACCCGTTCAACTTTACTCCAATCAAGGGTATCATGACAAGATACGCGAAGAAGATGGTCAACAACCGCTTCTATGGCAGAATTATTGTTGATGGTGTTCGTACATTTGATTTGAATGAATTAAGATAATCTTATCTTAAGTATAACTAAAAAGGGACAAGAAATTGTCCCTTTTTTTATTTTACAAAAATAAATAATTGTTTTTTTGGTAAAATATATTATATTTATAATATATGAAAAAGTATGTTCCTACCGAAAAAGAGTTATCAATTATACTTAAAATGTATAATGAAGAACTTTTAGGGTCGCAAACCATTTCTGAAAAAACAGGTATAAGTAAACCAACAATTTTGAGGATATTAAAAGAAAATGGTGTAAAATTAGGTCCTTCAGGTAGAAGGTTTATTGGTGGTAAAAAAATTGCCGATAAAAAATATAGAAACAAAAATATAGAAAAACTTTATGAAAATCACAAAAAATGGTATGAAGAAAATAAAGATAAATGGAAAGAATATATTAAAGATTACCGTGAAAAAAATGCCGATAAGATAAGAGAAATAAAACGAACCTACGAAAAAACTCGTAAACATAATGACCCTATTTATAAACTAATTAATAATTTTCGTACTGCAATATATCAAGTATTAAAAGAAAGTAATGTACAAAAAAATGGACATTATTTTGAAATTTTAAAATATTCACCTGATGAGTTAATAACTCATTTAGAAGAACAATTTACAGGTGAAATGTCGTGGGACAATTACGGTATATGGCATGTTGACCACATACGTCCTATCTCATCGTTTAATATCCAAGAAATTGGTGACGAGTCATTTATGGAATGTTGGTCGTTAAAAAATCTACAACCTCTATGGGGTGATGAGAATATTCGTAAATCAAATAAAATGTAATAAAAAAAGGGATAATTTCTTATCCTTTTTTTTATTTAGATGAAATAATCCTCAAAGATTTGGATATCGCCTCACTCTCTTCAAGATTAAAAATCCCTCGTCTGTAAGAACATTTAACAGCTTCAATTATACAATAAAGAGCTTGTTCTTCACTCATGTTCACTATGAATTTATCTAAATTTTCATAAGAACTATAATTGATTACATCAAATAAATTCCCAATAGGGTTAATATTTTCAAATTTCTCAATAATTTCTTTTTTTAATTCTTCAGAATTGTTTTGTTCCATTTTATTAGATATTTATAATAAAATATAATTCTTTTTTTTTAATATGGAAAGTAAAAATATTTTGGAAATATTCCAAAAATTATTAGAATACGAGGAAATAGTTAACGAGGCAACAACAACTTCAACTGTTGGTGGTACATACAAACCTCCTATTAGACCAGGTATTAGAAAATGGTTTAATAAAAATTTAATGCCATTTATTGACCCTGTTTCCGATTATGTTGATGCTGAAATACATTATGATTCATTAGATGGTGAAGTTAAAAAATCTAAAAAAGAAATTTCTAAAAGAGAAAAATTAGCAAAACATATCAGAGATAAAGATTATAGACAAGATGCACCTGATGAAGGTGATGATGAATATGCTTACGCACCATTTAAAATGCTTAAACCCCATTATCAGGTGGATTCGGTAAATGAATCGAAAAAAGACACTAATGAAGATTTAGGTGTTTGGTTTGGAACTAAGAAAAAACCAAAAGGTAGTAAACAACCTAAGGGCCCATGGGTAAATATTTGTAGTAAAAAAGATGGTAAACATCCACCTTGTGGTAGACCTGAGGGTGATGAAAAAGGTTATCCTAAATGTAGAGCCGTAGGAGTTGCTGCTAAAATGACTGATTCTCAAAAACAATCCGCTTGTCAACAAAAAAGAAAGGCTGAAAATAAAGATACTCAAACGGGTAAAGGTCAAAAACCTGTTATGACATCGTACAAACCTAAAAAGAAAAAGACCAACGAATCGGTCTTAATATCTTTAATTAGAAAATCTTTAGGTTAATAAACACTTTTACTAACTCTGACACCGGGTCTAATAGGTTCGTAAGTTCTTTCAGGTCTTGAGTATTGTCCTGTATTGTATTCAGAATTTAATTCTCTTAATGCGTTTTTATATTCACCCGTTTCATCGGATAATATTCTATCAATAACATCTTGAACTAAACCTCTATCAAGTCTTCCGTATTCTGGCTCTTCTGACATTTCTTTTAATACTTTTTTAATTTGGATATCTAACTTTGACATGATTTTAATATTAACAATTTATTTTATTATAAATATTATCAAGTGAATGATTAATTTGACTTTCTAATTCTTTTTCAATCTCCATTGCTCTATATTCCATTTCTCTACGGAATGAGATAACCAGTTTTTCCCATTGAATCTTATTTAATTTAATGAAATAACTGTATGTATGATTGGTTACTGTGACTTGTCCACCATCCATTGTTACAAAAATACCTAATTTATCATTACGGATATATTTTTTATCGGATATTGGGGCGATTATAAG